AACAGATAAAGCAGATAACTCTGCAGGTGCTGCAGGTGCTATTAGCGTTAATTTACGTTCTAGTGGCCGCATTCAGTTAGCGATTGGCAGCTTGGCAATTACAGATGTTGGTAAGCCTGTTTATGCGTCTGATGATAATACATTCACTTTAACTGCAACAAGCAACTCAGCTATTGGTCGTGTGGTGCGTTTTGTATCAAGTGGTATTGGTATTGTGCAGTTTGATGCTGGTCGCGGTGGTGTTGGTTTGGTAACAGCTTTGACCGATAGCACGACAGGCACAGCAGACGGCACTGTCGGTGATGTAGGTGCTGCATTCAACCAAGCAACTTTAAACAACAATTTCAAAGAGCTGACTGTGAAGTTCAATCAACTCGCTGCTTTGATTAAATAAGGGGTAAACCATGGATAAAATTACATCACGCGCCGTTGTGGGCATGTATTTCCAAGCATTGGAAACTGTATCTGGCGCTATGTGGTTAGATAAAGTATCTAACTACTTTAAATCAGACCAGTCATCAGAAGAGTATGCGTTCTTAAGTAACACACCAAAACTGCGTGAATGGGTTGGTGGTCGTCATGCTAAGGGTTTTGTAGAGAATGGCATCACCATTCAAAACAAGCATTATGAAGCAACACTTGAAATCAAACTAAAAGACATGCGCCGTGATAAAACTGGCCAGATTCAAGTGCGTGTTAATGAGCTTGCTGAGCGTGGTGAAACACACTGGGCTTCATTGTTATCAAGCTTAAAAGTGAATGGCGCAAGCCAATTGTGCTATGACGGTCAATACTTTTACGACACTGACCATAGCGAAGGTGAAAGTGGTTCTCAATCTAACAAGATTGATGTTGATATTTCTGGTTTACCAGCACAAGTACATGGCACGGTATCTGCACCTAGTCCTGAAGAGGCTCAGCAAGCTGTGCTTAAAGGTATTTCGCAAATGTTGTCATTTGTAGATGACCAAGGTGAGCCTATTAATGAAACAGCAAAATCTTTCTTGGTAATGGTGCCAGTTGGTTTGTCTGAAGCATTCCGTGCTGGCTTGTCTTTAGCTCGTGTGGCTGGCCCATCTAGTATGGCAATTGAAGATTGGGATATTCAGCTGGCAGTTAATCCACGATTAACAAGCGCTGGTTGGACAGATAAATTCACAATTGATCGTATCGATGGCTCTGTACGTCCATTTATTCGTCAAGAAGAGACTGAGCCAAGCGTGAAGGTTAAAGATGAAACTTCAGAATTTGCATTCGATAACGATGCTATTCAAGTTGGTATCGATGCATGGCGCAATGTTGGCTATGGCCGCTGGCAGGGTTCTGTTCAAGTGACATTGATCTAAGGGGCGCCACCATGAAATATACAGTGATTGGAAAATCAGTGGTGATTAGCGGTGGCCTGCTGACTTTGTCAGAAGCACAGGCTAAAGACCGTGGTCACTTGCTGGCAAAAAGCAAGAAGGGCCAATATTTAGTAGCTCACCCCGTGACATTTAAACAAGGTGAGACTTTCGGTTTTGATGGCCAGTTAGATAAATATCAATCTAGCTTATTGCTTTCTGAAAAAGATGCAGAAAAAGAAGCTGCAGCCCATAAGGCATCGGAAGAGGCTAAAGCTCAGGCAGAAAAAGAAGCTGCTGAAAAAGCGGTAGCAGAAGCTAAGGCCAAGGCAGAGGCAGACCAAGCGGCTATTACAGCAGCGGAAGAGGCTAAAGCTCAGGCAGAAAAAGAAGCTGCTGAAAAATCTGCTGAAAAAGGTAACGAGTAAGGATGGCATTTACCGAGGATTTTGACGATTTCATTAACCAAGATACACCTGGCTTTGTATCGATCTCAATTCTCGGTAATCCACCTGTTAGTGCTTTATTCGATAAAAACTATCAAACAACATTTGATGTTGAAGGTTCTAGACCTGTTTTGCATATTAGCGAGACTAATTTAGGTGTTGCAACTCGTAATACGCCTCTTGTCATTAAAGGGGGAGACTACAAAGTCTCAAGTGTTGAGCTTGATGGTACAGGAATGGCATTAGTGATTTTGGAGGAAGTGTAGTGGCAAGTATAGGCATGCAAATTATTCTGGCTATACAGGATATTTTGACAGATCCGCCAATGTCTACTGTAGCTGCTGAGGATGTTCGCACAGATCCTATTTCGCCTGCGGACTTAAATAGCGGTACCGCAATCAATATTGAGCTTGGTGATGAGCCGCCACCCAACCTTTTGGTAATTGGATTTAAAGATAGAGACGTAGAAGTAACCCTAACATTCATGGCAACAGGTCCTACAGCAGTGAGTGATGTAGATGCAGTCATGGTAGAGGCCCACGCAAAGTTGTTTGCAGATGCAACCTTGGGTGGACTTTGTTTTGATATTAATGAGCTTGGCACCATTCGCCAAAACGCTGCTAATGGAAAACGTTTGGCAGTGATTGAAAAAACATACTCGGTTAATTACAGAACATCAGAAACAACAATGGATAGCTAGAGAGAGTTATGGCAACTAATAAAGCAATTAATAGCACGGAAGTGTTAGAACAAAACCCGCAAGGTGGTGGTTCTTATGTGCGTAACAAGGATGGTAGCTTGGCAGTAAACCAAGCTGATCTACAAAAAACAAACCCAGCTAATGATGCAGCTGGTACTGACATTCCGAAGGAATAAACATGGCAAACCGTCTGATTCGTAAAACTGCAATTTTACTTAAACTTGAAACTACTTATGGCGTTGACCCAGTTCCTACAGGTGCCGATAACGCTCAACTCGTTTCTAACTTAAGTATTAACCCACTTAATGCTCAAAATGTGCCGCGAGATTTAATCCGTGCATATTTAGGGAGCAGTGAAGAGTTGGTCGGTACCAGTTACGTTGAGATGGGTTTTGATGTAGAGCTTCAAGGTTCTGGCGCGCTTGGTGTTGCTCCAAAGTGGGGTGCAGCATTGCGGGCTTGTGGATTTGGTGAAGTTGTTACTGCTGATGAGCGTGTTGACTATACGCCAGTGACTGATTCATTAGAGAGTGCAACAGTTTATTGGTATGACGATGGTGTATTGCATAAAGGTTTTGGCGGTAGAGGCAGCGTAGAGATAGCAGCTGGTGTCGGTGAACGTCCTGTATTGAAATTTAAATTTATCTTATTGGATGGTGGTGTTTCTGCCGTTAGCAACCCTAGCACTACGTTAAGTGCCTGGAAGCAGCCTGATGTGATTACTAATTCAAATTCTGGTGATTTGCTGTTTGGTGGTACTTATTCGGCTGGTGCTATTACGGGCGGCACTGCATGGCCTTCACGTGGGTTAAGTTTAAACGTAGCTAATGCGGTGAACTTTACGCCGCTACTTGGCGGTGAAACGGTTGATTTAACGCAGCGTGATATTACTGGCTCATTGCAGCTAGATCTCACAGCGGCGCAAGAAGTTTCATTTATGGCAGCAGTAAAAGCTAATACGCTTGAAACCTTAAGTTTGATTCACGGTACTGCTGATGGATATAAGGTTTTATTACATGCGCCATCTTTCCAAATGATTAACCCAAGTAAACAAGAAATTAACGGAAAGCGCTTGATTGGTTATGACATTAGATGCTTGCCAGCATCAGGTAATGATGAATTAAGAATTGTGAGCTTGTAGTTATGTTCAAGATTACTCCAAACCCTACCTTTACAACTGATGTTGAATTGCATGTTGCTGGCGCTGAGCCTGGCAAAATCAAAGTTACTTTTAAGTATCTTGATAAAGAGCAGTTGGCTGAGTGGCAGAAAAAACACGGCAGTAAACCCGTTGAAGAGGCATTGAAAGAGGTGATTGAAGGTTGGAAGGATGTGCTGCTTGAGGACGGTTCGCAAGCGATTTATACACCTGAAAATCTTAATCAACTAATGGTTGGCTATCACACTGCTGGGCAAGATATTGCCAACGCTTTCTTACGTGAAATATTGGGTGCTCGAAGAAAAAACTAGAGGCCGCCGCCCGATGGTGGGCAAATGGCGGCCAAGATGAAAATCAAGATCAGGTAGATGCTTTAAAAGCATTTGGCTTGGTGGCAGATAGTCAGACTCAAGATTACTTTGAGTTGTGGGAAATGAACCTAGAGGCTTTGCAGGTTTTTTGTGCCTGTAGCGACGATTGGAAAATTACCCCGCAAGGTCAGTACAAATCAATTGATAAATTAGCATTAGGAGCGGTAATGAAGATGATGGAGGTTTCAAATCAAAAAGAAATGTTATCCAACATCATTTGTATGCAACACGCCGCTTTAGAGGTTTTAGGCAATGGCTGAAGAATCAAAAATAATCATCAGTGCCGTTGATAGTACCAAGGCTGCGTTTAACAGTGTTCAAACTGGTTTAGGTAAGGTTGAGGGTGCAGCTGTTACTT